GCCAGTTGTAAGACTGCTTGATATTGCACAATCTTCTGAGCCATTGTTGCGGCGTTTGGATCTGAGACTGGAATTACATCGACGTTGTCGTAGTCAGATTGTTTAGCACGAGGTGATCCCTCTGTGGGCTCGTAGTCATAGGTTTCTGGAGTGTAATCCCTAATTATGTCACGAAGCAGTTTCAGTTCCTGTTTCATTGCATAATGGATGCGAGCTTGTACTGCGGACATTACTTTGAGTGTACGCTCCAGAATTGCTAGTGTTGTACCTACAGGCGCTTGTGCGCTCATGTCACTTATCTGTAAGTCTGCTGCAGACGCAAAACGACGTCCTTCTTCAATGATCTTATCTAACAACCCAGCCAAGACCATACTCGGCTCTTTATATGGAAGCGGAACTATGTTGTCTCGGATTGTGCCCGAAGGTACGTCAACATCACGGAATTCTCCTGGGCTTATCGGAGTATCATCTCCTTTGGAACGCAACCCACGGGTCTTAAAGCCACCAGGCAGATTTGAGAGTGATCCTGCGTCAACAAGTTGGCGGAGTATAGAAGTTCCTGATTTAGCAAAAGCCCCAATAAGATGAATAAGACCGAAGCAATAAAACCCAAAACCAGGGATATAACCGTAGTGTACAAAGTGGTTACGTTTCTTTTTAGTTTCATCTTCTGGTCTCCAGTTACGACGAATGGCCAAGATAGTACCACTACTTTTCTCCATTGTGACTATATACGGGAGCGCTATACCAGTCGGTTCTCCGTTGTCGTCGGTATCCTCATACCCTTCTAGGTCGAGATTTACCTGCATTTCCAATATCTTATAGCGGTCATCAGTGCTAGCTCTAAAGCCCATCTTCTCCGCAATTTTTTTCTCTACCTCATCAAAACTATCGGTAGGTTCTTCAAGTTCTATATCTCTCCAAAAGCCCGCAACCTGTAATTTTCTTAGCTCGTTGGGGGTCTTGCGCATGACGTGTGTTACACGAGGGGATTGTTCTAAACTAGATGCGCCATATGGAACTACGAGATCTTCTGCTGGCACAAACATACTAACTTGGCGCTCTAAGCTTGGGTCGTAGTAAACCTTCTTAAACGCATTACCGGCAAGCCCTAAGCCCCACAACATCCGCTCAGTCTCGGGACGGAACTCTTCCATCTTTTCTGTTAACTGATAGTTCATGTCTTCTTGGACACGCTCAGCAGCATCTTTTTTCTCTGGAGTCTCTTTACCAATTACTTGTGTCTTAACAGGACCTTGCGCAGGGAAGATCTCCATAATTGTTTCGGATTGGAACTTAACAAGTGTCTCACTTAGTATGGGGTGATATACACCACAAGCGCCGGGCCAAGGCTCCATACGCTCTTCAATTTTCATACCTAGGAGTTGCAAGCCATCTACATACGTCTGCATCCAGTCTTTTCTGCTGCTAACGTCGTCATCAAAATCGCCAATTAAATCGCCAGAGATTTGTTGTAGCTGTCCTTCTGTTAATTCTTCTGCTAAGTTTTCATCAAACTCATCTTCGTCTTCGGTTTTTTCTATACGCAGAATTGGCATACCATCCATACCAATCTCGACTGACTCGGGGTCTTCAATCTCAATTTCTAACTCAGGCATTTCCTCGTTGTTGATCTCAGAGATCCCCATGGGGGCTGCGTATAAACCTTTTTCTATTGGCATATTAAATTCCTGCGTTATACATTATAGTACCCAGCTTTCCGGTACGATTTAAAATACTTTGGCTCATCTTGCTCATCTGAATCAAGCTGAATAAACCCACCTCTACGAAACCGTAGCAATGCCTGCGTCATCGAGTCAACCAAGTCATCATGCTCGCCCGAAGGAAAACTTGCTACTTCTTCTACTAATTCTTCTGCCCACGCAGTTTGAGGTACCCACACCCTTCCAGATGCAAATATATCAGCAACCGCATTTAATCGTGCTATTTTATCATTACCTTTGCTAGGCACGTATTCTTGAACCGGTATACCCATCGCACGAAGCTCAAATACAAGCGGGGCTCCAGAAGCTTTTGCCTCAATAATAAGTGCATCAGGTTCCCACTCTTTATAGTGCTCAAACGCAGTTTGTTTTAACTCGGGAAACTCCATACGCTGTTTAAAAGAGTTAAGTAGGATGATGTGGGGTACTCTTGTGCCTCTGTCGTTATCTCTATAAAAAACACCCCAAGTGGTACAAGCGCAATAGTCTGAACGCTGGGTTTTTAAAAACGCCGTATCCCAAGACTGAATCGTAAACTCACACATCGGGGGGTCCTCATACTCCCACTCATTCCACCACTCTCGCTTCACAATAGCACTGACATCTGAGGTGGGTGACTGCATATACTGCGCCATCCATTTGCCGTTTGGTAGTTCGTTTTTAAGTGCTAATAACTCTTCTAAACTCCAAAATGCCGGCCATAGGGGTTGTCCGTCGTCTAGAATTGCAGGGAAATTAATGACCTCCCACTCTTCCCCACTACGCTGCATTGCTGACTTAAGTACTTGTCCTGTAAGGTCTTTTTTACTCCATCGTGTCATAACGATGATAATTGAGCCGCCAGGTTGTAGACGCTGCCGTGGTCCTGATGTATACTACTCGTAAGTTTTGTCGTAAACGTCCGGGTTGTTCTCTGCTAGGGCTGCTTCTTGTTCCGAATGAGGGTCGTCAATAATGAGGATATCCGCACCCTTACCCGTAACTGCGCCTCCCACACCGATAGCAAAATAGTCTCCCCCCTTGTTTGTTGCCCACCGCCCAGCAGCTTTAGAGTCACTCTGTAGTCCAACTCCCGGGAAGATAGACTTATAAACGTCGGAGTCCACAAGATTACGGACCTTACGTCCGAAGCCAACCGCAAGCTCGGCTGTATGAGAAGTTTGAATAACCTTTTTCTTTGGAAATTTACCCAAAAACCAGGCTGGTAACAGATAAGAAGCGAATTCAGACTTAGTGTGACGAGGAGGCATATTAATAATAAGACGTTTAATTTCTCCATTTGCTACCCTTTCAAAGGCTTCCGCCATTTCACTATGATGCGCTCCATCTATAAAGTCCGGCCACACTTTGTGGACGAAATCCATAAACTTATCTTGGCAATTTTCCTTCTGTTTTACTTCTACTGCAGTGCCTAATTCTTCATTTAGGACCCTTAACTGTGCTTCTGTGAGTCTAGTTAGGTTTCTTTCGAGGTTTTGCAGCTCGTGTTTACTCAGCTGACGCATCTTTTAGCTCGTTTGTAAGCCGTTCAGACGTTGGAGTGACGTCTATAGTGTTCATTTCCATCAAAAGGCGTATTTTTTCTCTAATTGCCTCTTGCAATTCCTCAGAGTTTTTGTGGGTAATAGTGATTTCGGACCGTTCTGTGAATAAATCGCACGCTTTTCCTAATAATTCCAAGGATTTGAGCTCATGCCGGGTATCACCACATTGTGAAATTTCAATTAGTCGGTTTGTAACGACCGTTCTTAGCTGAATTTTGTCTTCTACGAGCTGTCTGTCGTATGCTGAGAGATACGAAGCCATTGCAAGAGCTGTTCCTGGGTTATCCATGGCTTCCAACTCATCTTTTCTCTCTTGGGGGGTCTTTTCTTGTTCGAGTTTGTCGAACATCCCTTTAGCTTTCTCGTTGTCTTCCGGGGTCATTTCGTACCCAGAACCTAATTCTTCAAGTAAAAGCGCAGTATTGGCTTTAACTCGGACCTTGTTGTCGTGGTCTTCTAGTTTTTGTGGTAACGCCCAGTCTGGTACTGGGTGATTTAATGTAGGTTCAACGTTTACCGGCATGTTCTGGCAGCTGGTTGGTTGTTAATGGTTTGTATAGTAACAGATTTTCGTCGTGGTGGTGGATTCTATGGCAGTTTGCGCAATATACTACGCATTTTTTGATCTCTTTCATCGCTGCAACAAAGCAGCCATTGCTTACTAGTCTGTGTACGTGCTGATGGTTTTCTTTATCCACATGGTGAAAATCTAGTGCTGCTGGGTGGTTAAAGCCGCATTTTATGCATTGAAGGGTACGTTTATACTCGTTCCACTTTTGTCTTGCGTCTAATCTTCTTTGCTTTTGTTTTTCGATTAGAACTTCTCTGTTCTTTATATAGTGCTCACGCGAGTATTGCGCATGCTTTCTTTTTTTTACTTCCTCGTCTTTGTACGGCATCCTGATCTATCTTCCTTTTCCAATAGAGGCTATTCTTAAAAGCCCATGGACTACTGGGCTCGTACAATTTAAAACCGCAGTTTATAAGGGA